TGACTGGGGGTCAAGAGGCCGTGAGTTCAAGTCTCGCCACTCGGACCAAGAAAAACCTCGAAACCGTTGCGGTTCCGAGGTTTTTTATATTTAGACTATTCTGACAAATTCTCGATTATGCCCAATATTTCTATCCTGTTACCCCCGTAGTTACCCTCGCATAAAAGGCCTCTGCCCGCAATGGGCAGAGGCCTTTTGGGCTAATAGTGCGTCATTTTTTAGGATCGCTCATCCCTCGCGAAACATCCCTTGCATCGTCCGAACCTCGGCAGCTCTCTCGATCTGCTTCTTGTGCAGATAGTCATAGAGACACTTCATGCCCTCGGGCGGCTCGCCGTGCTCCTGCCGGTACTTCTGGATGACGCCAGCAACCTCGGCGTGGAGCATCGTCATGTGCCGCATTTCTTCGCCGGAGAGATCGTAGAATGTCTTCGCGAGAGCAGGATATTCGTCCTTGTACTCGAGGGCGCATTTCGCATACTTCATCGCGTCCCCGATTTCCTCGTCGACCATCGCCGACAGTTTTTCAATGAGTTTCATTTTCTTCCTCGCTTTCTGCGGTCAGCGTCGGCATTGCTTTTTTTATCTCCGCCAGCGCCGCGTCGCCAATCTGGTTGCCGATGCTGCGCCCCGTGGGCGTGGCCACCATCGCGCCAAGCAGCATGCCAATCAAGAGCTGCACCATCGCGCACCTCTCAGATTCGCTGCACGCGCAGCGCCACATTATTGACCGTAGCAGCAACACCGGTGAGCACCAATGTCAAGGCGGACCCTGCCGCGCAGCAGACCTGACGCACAAGCGCCGGAATGCTGAGATCGACCGTGCCATTGGCGGCAGCAGTCTCGGATGCAGTCGCGCCGGGAACAGCGACGCCATCCTTGTAAAGCGTAATAGTGACGGTTCCGGCAGCAGTAGATGTGACGGTGACCGAGGCATCGACATCGTAGTAACCGGTGCCGGTGATGTTGACAGCGTTGCCGTTGAGAGCCACGTCACAGCCGTAGCGGCGGATAAGGCTGCCAAGAGGGATGACGCCGTCGACCGCGACGGCGGTAGGCGTCTGCATGGCAGCGTAAAGAGCGGATTTACAAGACATTTTTATTCTCCTTCCATAAAAATGGGCGGGGCTTTTGCCCCGCCTGTTACCCGGCCATAGGGGCCTGCCATGTCCCCCGAGCGGGGAATATGGTCTTAAAGGTTGACGTTGCCGTTGCAGCCGCAAGACGCGGGGATGATCTGGCCTGCGCAGGTCGAAGCCACGCCGTACAGTGCGGGCTTGGTCAGCATGCGGCCCTCGATCGCATCCAGACGGCGGTTGAAACCGCAGCAGCAATCGGAGATCTTCGCCGCCAGGGCGTCTGTCTGCTCCTTGGTGAAGATGCCGTTCTTGAGGTTCTGGTTCTCCATCTTGAGGTCGAAGATGGTCTCCTGCAGGCGCTGCTCGTAGATGCGGCTGGCCTGACTGGTGATCGCCTCAGTGCTGGCGTTGATTGCCATGCGCGTGTCGTTGCTCTGCTGCTCGATGAGATACTGCGTGCGGGACGTGTCGATGATCCCCTGCTTTTCGACCTCGCAGTTGCTCACGCGGTTGCAGCCGGTGTCATTGACGGGATACGGCATATTGCCGCGTCCAAAGCCAAAGCCGTTGCCAAAGCCGCCAAACAGCGCCGCGATGACGATGATGATAAACAGTACCGCAAGCCAGCTCATGCCGGTGCTCTGATCGTTGTTCATAGTGCATTCTCCTTTCCTCAAAAATTATTCCAATTAATTAAAGTCGGTTTTATCTAAATCGTGGCCACGATAAAGAATTAAAGAAGATGCTGAGAAATTTTAATTATTGCAATCAACCGGCTATTTCAGCCGGGGGAATTTTGTTGAGCGCCCCGTTTTGCCCTTCTGTGTGGGCTGTGAGGCGTTCTGTGCGCCGCCGAGTATCTTGTTGGCGTCGGAGCGCAAAGCCTCTGGGGTCGTGCCGAGAAGCCCGCACAGGGCCTTCGCCTGCATTGTGCGCCCGTAGCGCGAATATAGGCTGTCGGCGATACCAGGATCAATGCCGAGCCTGCGCGCCGTGCTCTGCACGCCCTCCAGCGTGTCAACCGTCCCGCTGATCGCCTGCTCCGCTTTCTCCGCCGCGCCTTGCAGGTCGGCGCTGGGAAACATTCTCGCCGCTGCCGCTAAGAGTTGCTTGAGGTCCATTTTCCTTCAGCTCCTTTACCTGATCGGTCAGATTTTTGATGACCGCAGCCATGTCGCTCATGGCCGACTGCATTTCGCCCATTAGCTCCTCCTGCGTCTTTGGCGGAGTGATGATGCCGAGCTCAACGAGCTTGTCGTAATACTGCTGCGTGGTGGCCTCCAGCTCGGCGTATGCCGAAGCGGTCTTGCCGATGAGCTGCTGGCGGTTGCCGAAATAGTCGGTCTGGAAAATATCACCGTTGTCGATAACACACATCATGCAATTTCCGCCGCTGTATCCGGCGATTGCAAACTGGTCCATGCGCGCACCTCCTTTTGTTGCTTTCATCGTACAAAAAAACGGGCGCTCAAAAGCGTCCGTAAAGTGTATGAAAAGTGCGTCGAAACCCGTCGAACGATTCCCCTTGCCTTTTCACATGAAACATGATATTTTAATTTTGCAGGTCATTCCCGGCCTGTTTTTACACAAAAGAAATGACCTCACCGTTTATTCGGTGGGGCCGTTTCTTTTTTCATAGACTTCTGATGCAATTTTCTGGTATGCGCGCCGGCGGTATTTTTTCACTGCATCAACAGACAGGCTTCGCTCCATTGCCACCTGCACGCAGCTTTTCTGCCGCACGTCGCATTCAATAATACACGCCGCCTCCGACGGCGGCAGCTCGAAGGATAAAACGTATGCCACGGCCCGCTTCGGAGCCATCGCGGATAGTTCCGCGCGGATCTGCTTGTGCTGACTGTCCATGCCCGTGTAGGGCTTGCAGAGGCGCTTGCGCGTGGGCTTTCGCCGCCCGCTCCTTCCTGTGCCCAAATCTGGCACCGTTATTTTGTCGCTCTCTGGATCATCGTCATGGCTTCCTGCCGCGTGATAAACGCTTGTGGAGCCGTGCCGTCTGTGATGCCTTCCTCTTTTGCCGCATCCCACACAGGTTTTGCCCAGCTCGAAACCGGTTTTGTCCGCTGCTGCGCAAGGTAAGCGTCCATCATCTTGTTAAACGTTGCCTGATCCATGTACTCCTCCATTTCCGGCGGGTACTTGCCCGCCAAGATCATGCTCCCTGTGTATCGCATATGGTCGTCCCACTGGAAATGCGGCTTGTCCGGGAATTTCTTCCAGTCGCCGCCCCACGAAAAGCCGACCTGCTTGCCGATCTGCCCGCAGCGGGCGAAGAACGACGGATCGTCGTACTCATGCCCCTTGACGTTTTTGCAGATGTCGAACGCAAGCCCGGCCTTGACGCCGTGAAACGTCGGGCGCGTCGCGGTCTTTGCCGCGTAGCCGTTCGCGGCAAGATAGCGCTGATACTCGTCATCTCGTACCGTCTCCGTCACCAGAACCGGAAGCCCCGCCTCCTTACAGAGGTCGAGGAAAATGACGCAGTTTGCGCGCACATCCGCGCGGAGATCGGCGATATCCCTACTGTGATACATTTTCGTCACCCTTGCTGTCGATCACGTCCTGTGCCTTCTGGCTCTGCGTGCCGAAGTAGAACGCGATGATGACCGCATAGATCGTCATGAAGTCCTGCGAGATGTTGCCCGTCACCGCCATATAGGCGAAAACAGCGGTCAGCACCAGCGTCACGAGGCTCTTGACGCTCATCAGGTTTGCCAGTCTTTTGTGAATCAGTTCCATGTTATTCGTCCTTTCCTTTAATCTTGATACCAGCCAGCATGCCGAGTTCCGCCGTCCACGCGGCGAACCACGCGACGGTCAGGCTGTCCGGCACTACCTTGTCATGCGCGGTCAATACGAGCACCGCAATGCAGTACCAGCAGAGGTTGAGCACTGCCGCAATGACGTACTTATCCCGCTTTCTCCACTTCTTCATAAGGCTACACCCGACAGCAGCCACGCGATAAACGCGCCCGCCAGCGCCGCGAGAGCCTTGTCGACCAGGCTGTCCCACCGCTTCCCCGCCTTGCCCGTGATTGCCTTTACGTCCTCTTTGATCTCTTTGACGTCGCCCTCAACGGTCTCCTGCTTGGTCGCCAGCACTTCGACCGACGTTGCCAGCCTGTCAAGTGCCGTTTGGTGCTCCTGTAACTCATTGATTCGATGCGTATTGCTCTTGCACCTGCTTTCGATCAGCGCGATATCTGCGTCATCGTAGTGCTTTGCATTGTCCATTTTTCACGCCCCCTTATTTTTATGGTGTTCTCCATTGAGCCTATCATGCCGCCTCCGCAAATTCACCACGGGGCAAAAGAACCTGTCGGGCATCCGACAGGTTCTTTTTCTTTACGCCGCTTTCTTCCTCATGATTGCAAGCTGCTCGTCCACCCGCGCGCGGTTCCAATGGCGAATGCTCTTTCCGACGCCGAAGTCCTCAAAGAGGGCTGCACGCTGTTTATCGGAAAGCCCCTTCTGCTGATAAACAAGCTCCATGATCTGCAAGCCCTCGCTGTTGCTGATGGTATCACCGTTTTTGTCCTTCAGGCTTTCGATCCCGCCTTTTGCCAGATAGAGCGCAATATACTGGGCTTCTGAAACGCCCGTTTTTTTGACGGTATCTATGGCCTTTGCCGCCCACCCGTCCGTTTGGTAATTGCTCACGCTCATTTTCCCAACGATGTTGGCATATTCGTAGGCTTTTGCAACGGCATCTGCCTTATCGCCGTCGCTCATGGACTTATAGCTCGCAAGTCCCGTGAGATCGCTGACGATCTTATAGGAAGTCTGCCCGCGCTTTGTGGCGTACTTGACGTATTCCTCGCCGGTCAACTGTTTGTTTTCCTTATTCACGGTAAAAGATTTCGGTGCGCGCTGCGGCAGGACTTTGGCCTCACCGGTCGCCTCATATAGGCGGCTCAATTCATCTTCCATTTTGCTGTCGATTACCTTCGAGGTATACGCGGGATTCGCAAAATTGTTAAATGCCCGCGCGGCCACGCCTCCGGAGTTTTCCGCGCGCCCCCATGCGTCGATAAAGGGAATCTGCCCGTAGTCAACGCCCGGAATACGCGCGCTGGCCTTGCCGAGCGCATATTGCATATCCGGCGTCAGGAATTTGTTCTTATCCGTATAGGTCGTCATGCGCTCGCTTTCGCCCGTGCGCTCCGCCTGCCCGAAGACCGTCGGGATACCCTGCGTCAAATAACTCGTCGCCGCGCTTGCTACCGCACTGGTTAGTGCGTTTGTGTCCCCGGAGGACGCATACCCCACCGCGTCAAAAACGTCGTTCAGGCTTTGCAGACAACTCATGGAAAGAAGCGGGTCCGTCACGTTGCTTGCTGCCTGAAGCATATCACTCATAGTGAGATACCCGTTGTTCGCCTGCATCTGCTCGTAAAGGTTTGCCCCAACGAAAAACGGAAGCGCTTCCGGCGCAAGCCAATCCAGCGTAATACTCGTGCCATTTGGCAGCTCCAGTGCGTATTCCTGATGTCCTTGCAGCTCGTCGAACTTTTTCTTCTTCTCGTCATCACCGCCGCTGCCGCGAAGAATGCCCTCTTTCGCCATATAAAGGCCGAGCATCATCAGCCCCGTGCCGGTCAGTCCGGCGGCGGCCCGGTCGATCATTTCGGTCGCCTGCATATTACCCTTCTGCACCTGCACAAGGTCATAGCTTATGCTTTTGAGGAAACCAATAGGGCTGTATTCCACGCCGCGCACCAGAATGTTGGCTGGTGTCTTGCGGAACGGCAGGATTCCTTCGGCGAGGGTGCTTCCGAGGCGTTTCATCTTGTTATCCCCGCGGTATCTGCCGAGATCGGAGATCATCTGTGAAAACGCATTGGTGTCTCGATAGGTCGCTTTCTGCGCCTCTCTGATCGCGTATTCGCGTGCCGCTCCAATGCCTTTCCCGCCAGCGACCTGCTCCGCGGTAATGCCATTTGCTTTGCAGAATTGCGCCAGCGCCGCCGCGTAATGCGGCTTAGAGAACCATGCGTCTTCTGCATCCAGCGCCGTGCCGTTGAATTTGCGCATCGCTTCCAGCAGTTTCGGTTTGAAGATCGTGCGCCCTTCCTCGATTTCCTGTCGCACATTGACATTATCATTGTACTTGCCGCTACCGAGAGCTTGCTCGCGAATGTTGGCATAGTCACTCCATGCCGCCTTGATAAGCCCTGCGTCCTTCGTCGTCAGGATTGCCTTCGTGCGTCCGACTTTGCCGCCGCTCACCGCGTTCGCAGCGCTCTCAATGCCTGCGCCGATAACGTTCTTTACCGTGACAGCAGGAACAAATCCTACGTTGCCAACGATGTTGCGCACATGCGTGCGTGGATTACCAAGCATCGAAAGGTAGCGCCAAGCGTTCCATTTGTCAATGAATCGGCTCGGCATCTGTCTGCCGATATCACGATAGATTTCTTTCATCGCCTCGGTGCGCGCGTCGTCGTCCTTTGCGTTCAGGAACTTCTCAGCGAGGTCGCGGTCAATCTTCAGATCAGGGGCCTTTTCCCCGTACTGCTTTTTGAGATCTTCTGTCAAGTTCTCCACGCTGCGCTGCGCCGCATAAAGCTGCGTACTGGGGTCCTGCTGCTTGAGCAGCCGCGTCGCCTGCAACGCCTGCGCCGCATTTCTCTGGCGCTTTACGATGGTGTCGAGCACATCGATAGCTGTCTCCACATTACCGCTGTTTGCCGCATTGTTGTAGAGCGCCCAGCCAATCGCCGTATTCTCCTTGCTGATTCCCTCTTTGGTTGAACTTTTCCACTTGTTCAGGGTCTTTTGCCAACCCTCGGTTTTTATGCGGCTTTCTGCGTCACTAATGGCCTGCTTGTCCGTATAGCGGTCGTAGGAGAAATCTCCTTTTGCCACCATTCGTTCCAACGTCGGTATCATTGCGTCCGGCGTGGCCTTTGCTTCCAGCACCGTGCGGATTGTGCGGCTGACGTATTTGTCATCCGCCGTCTTCTTCGGCACCTGCACTTCGCGGTATGCACGCTCACCCGCCGGGATATATCCGTACTTCTCTTTCAACGCTTCGTAGTTTGCCTCAGGGATCTCGCGGGAGAATGCTGCGTCATCCACGCTGTTGACTTTTTCCAAACGGTCCGCCTCATCTCCGGCGATATACTCCACCGTGTTGACCCCGGCATCCTGCAATGCGGCTTTCAGACGGTCGCTGCTGTTGTCCGGGATCACCGCTGCCAAAACTTCGTCAAACCCAACGGCGCGCTGGGGCTTGGCCTCAAAGTAGCCGGTGGGCATTTCCGCCGCCTCCTGGTAGACGGCCTGGATGTCCTGGGCCGTCTGGCTGCTGATTTTGTACCCCTCCTTGGAGAAGGCCCGCATGATAGCGTCCACCGTCCTCTTGCCCTTGGACGTTTCCATCAGGATGCTGCCGATGATGTCGCTCTCGACGAAGGAATTGTCGGAATGAGCCTTGTTTCCCTGCTTGATCTTCGTGATGATGCTGCCGATCTGGTCATCAATGGCCTGGAGCTTTGCTTCATACTCGGTCCCCTCGTCCATGCCCAGCCGCCCACTGTCCGCCTTGATCTCCTGGATGCTGCGGTATTCCGGCGTCGCCACGGATTGCAGGGTCTTGGCGCTTGCGCCCCAGGTGCTGCCGCCGCGCTCCTCCTGGCCCTCCTTCATCGCCTTGACGATGTTCTCCAGGGTGTAGGCATAGTGGAGCTGCGAGAAACTGCGGAGATTGCCGGAGGGGGTGTAGGGGTCCTTGCCATTGTAGATGCCCGCCTCGCCCAGCAGGCCGTCCAGCTTCCCGGCAATCCACTCCTCAACGGCGTGGTCATCCACGGAGCTGCGCAGCGCGTCAGAGGTAGCCATCCGGTCAATTTCGCCCTTGGTCGCGCCGCCGTCCTGGTACATATCCCATGCGTGGTGAACGATGTCCTCCAGGGTGAAGATGGAAACGCCGTCCATGGAATTGTCGATGCGGTTCTGCCGTCTTTCGTTGATCTCCGCGTCAGTCCAATGCCTCTTGACGGCCATTCTGCGGAGCATGGGTTCGCCCTGTTCCCGGTAGTAGTCCCGGAGAATGTCGCGGATGACCTCGGCATTCTCGCCCAGGGCGTCCTTCACGCTCTCACCGGTCTCCAGGTTGGCCTCGATTTCAGCCAGCGTGTTCACGCCCAGGCGGTCAACCACCTTTTGCAGGGTGTCGTTACCGAACTTGTCCCACACCTTGTCCATCTTCACCGGCTCCAGACTCTTGCCCTGGTCTGCCAGATAGGCCGCCCGCACCGTGTCCGTGGAGGCCAGCTTCTCCGCCAGCTCTGCCGTGCTCCTGGTGCTGGTGTTGTCGATGCCCATAGAGCGCAGGGCGGCGCTGTTCCCGAAGATGCCCCCGGCCACGGAGACATCCCCGGCCAGCCGGTGCAGCTCGTGCTCCACCTGGGATGCCTTTTTGCTGTTCACGGGGTAATCTACTCGCGGAGCTGTCGGCGTCCAGGCATCGCCACCGTACACCTTGTTGGCGCGGAATAGCTGCGGGTCGATGGTGTCCTTGCTGAACACAAGGGAGATGGGGCCGTACTTGGTGTGCCCGTCCCTGGCTTTTACAATGGCGATAGAGGGCATGGGCAGGCCGCCCAGCTTCAGCGCGGACATGATGCTGGCCTCATCCTTGTTGTGGACGGCGATCAGTTTGTCAGTCTCTTCGACCGGCGTTTCCATGCTGAACTTCAGCTTGACATTTTGTACGCCACGAGATAGACTATCTACAGAAGCATTCCCTCGCAGAGCGCCGCTGTCCGCAGCGGAAGAGCCATTAATTTGGGGGATGCTTCTTTCTTGCATCTGCCCAATATTATAGATCATCTTACCGTCTGCGCTCTGCGCCGTCGATATCGTAACCTTGTAATATTTCCCGTCAAAGTCTTTGAAAAACGCCGTGCGATAATTCCAACCGCTACTTGCCATGTCTCCATGTCGACTGTTATGATCTACAACGTTCCTGTCCCCCTTGACAGAAACCTGCGCCAACTCGTCAATATGCGATGCTGCATTTACTTTTCGCTCAAATGCCGCCTCGCTCATAGTACGCCCATCGCTAGTGTGGTTGTCGCTCAGTTTCCCTGCCGAGGTCGCAGTCAGGACCAATTCGTCGCCATCCGCGCCGATAAGCTTAACGTCTTGTCCACGGCGGATTTTCCCGTTAATATAGTCTTCCAGCTGTTCGCTCCAACTCTGCGGGTCATTTCCAAAAATGACCTGTCTGTCGGCGCGGACATATTTTTTGCCATCGGCAGCCTCTTCAATGCTCGCCCTGCCATTTATTTTGCTTGGCGGCGCACGCGTGCTTTCCTGCGCAACGGTTTCGCTCTCCACCTTGATATGCGCAAGAAGAAACGCTGCCGCATCGCTGATCTCACTGTCGGCGAAAATGTTCATATCGCCGAGGCTGTCGCAAACCACCTCTTCCCAAATTTCCTGCGCCGTCATTTCGGTGCCGGCATAAGCGTCTGCATACGCCGTGCAGAGGGAGTCGACCTCACCGCCGGTAAAGGTCTTATCGATGCGCGTGCGTACCTCGTTCAAATCGACTTCGCCCTTTGCGATCATATCATGTCCGGCCTCATGCCGCATGATCTGGTACGACGTAAATTCAGGATGATCCGCACGGATAAATACGCGGTCGCCCGATACATAGCCGCGCGCCTGGAACGTTTTCCCGCTCTTGTCACGGAACGTCAGATTGTTTCCGGCAAAAAACGTCACGCGCAAGCCGCGCTCTTTGGCGAGGTCCTTCGCCTTGCGCATTTCCTCCGTCTCGTTCTTCACAAGATAGACGCTGTCATTGACCGCGCCTCTGCCGATGCCGAAGCTCGCAGTGCTTACTTTTTCTCCATAATCGAGCGCAGCTGCTTCGCTGTCTGCGAAGTGTCTCCCTTTCTTCCGGCTCTGATCTCGTCCTGTGCTTTCTTCCACGCCTCGTACTTCTCCGCGGGGATTCGCACCGTTATCCCGTTCGCTGCCGTCGCGTAAATGTACTGCTTCTCCATGTTCGGCTCCTTCCTGCTGCGCGTATTCTGCGCGCAGCTCGTCCATTGTTACCTCTCCTGTCTCGAGGGCAAGGCGGTTGTCATTTACATACTTGTCAAATCCGGTCGCCTGCGCCTCTGCGCCTGCGATCTGCTGCTTTGCTGCAATATAATCCATGTTTGGGGCGACCGCCGTTCCATCAACAGCAGTGTACCCATTCGTCAGCATGTCGTCAAGAACGATCTCGAGCGTTTTCGCCGCTTTGACGTTCTCCTGCCCGTTATCGTTGATGATGCGCTGCGCTGCATCAATGATTTGCGTGCGCGTCAGGCCCTCGTCCATCGCCTTGCGCATGGCGGGGGTCTCGAATATCTGATTGTTTCTCTGGTATCCGTTTGCCGTCCGCTGCCGCGCGCCCTTCTGCTGACCGCGCGAAAGGCTTATATCAGCGATACCGGAGATCTGCTCTGCCGCCGCGCTGTAATAACTGTGCAGCTCTGGGTGGTCGAACTGGAAAGCGTTCACGTTTCTGCCCGATACGTTTTCCTTCGTGCGGCTGTCAATGTGCTCGCCCGTTCCTGCCGCTTTCTTCGCGTCGTTCTGCCCTGCGACATAGCCTGCATAGGCCGTCTCATTCGTCGGGTTCGGGTTCGCCTTGCCCTCCACGCCCGCATTGTAGGCGGGGATAAAGTCCTTCACGTGCTGCGCCGTGTCCTTGCCCTCTTGGTACGAGCCACGAATCGCCTTGCGCCCGCTCTCTCCGAGGGAGTTATCAAAGCGCGCGAAGCGATTTGCCGCAGCTTCCACTCCGCCGCCAATACCGCCGAGTGCCGAGCCAACAAGGAAGTCATACAAGACATCACTTGCCTGCATGGCGCTGTAATTTTCCCCGATACTTTTCCCGTTATAAATCGTCTGTAAGGCAGGCTGTGCAAAATCAGAGATGACCTCCTCTAAACCTTCGCCCGTAGCAGAAAAGAGCGTTTTCAGCACAGCTTGTCCCGCCGCACTCTTTGACAGTTTGGCGACCACATCTTCGACAATTTCATCTGCGGCGCCTGCGCCGTAAATCCCCGCAAGGCCGTCCGATAGCTTTTCGGTCAAGGCCTCAACGCCTCCTGTGCCTACCGAATATGCCGCCCTGCGTAAAAGGCTTGCGCCGCTGTCTTTGCTTTCCAGCGCCGCCGAGCCTCCTGCGCGGGCCGCCAGCGGGATCAGCGAATGTCCGCCTGTCACCGACGCAAGAAGTAAGTCGCCTCCCATCTGCGTCGCATTTACTCCAAGCGTATTTACGAATTTCCCCACTGGGCCTTTCCCATAGTTTGCAAGGTTTTCTTCCGCTTGGGCCTCGGCAGTCAGTCTCTTTCCTGTTTCATAGTTGCCTGCCGCGATTTTCCCAGCCTCTTCTTTCCAGCGCTTCCCCTTTTCCGGGTTACCAATTAGGTTACCTACTGCTTCGCCCACCGCTGCATTGATCTCATTGAAAAGCCCTGCTGCCCCCAAGTATGACCCCGCAGAGCCTTTCACCCCCGCAGAAACAACATGCTTGGCATCGTCCACCACGCCATTTGCCGCGTTGCCGACGCGCTGCGTGACCGTCTGCGGCTTCACGTCCTTCACATGCTGATTGAAGGCTTTTTCGCTCTGGTAGTTCTTCGCCTCTTGCTGCTGCAAAGCGCCCTTGCCGAGGCCCTGCGCAAGCGCATTCTGGTTCTTCGGCATCACGGCATTCTGCTGCACGGTCGGCTGCTGGCGGAACATCGGGCTTGTGCCAGACTGCCGGCGGGGGCTTTGGACTCCCTCGTCCTGTGTCTGTACCGCGGGCGGCGTGCTCTGCGGATACCCAATCTTTACAAGCCGACCGTTTGCGCCGGTGCCTACCACCGTGCGCTTTTCTTCCTGCTGTTCCTGCACCGCAGGCGTTGTCTTGACAAGTCGTCCCATTTAGCCCTCCTCATAGGAATACCCGTACTGCTTGAGCAGTTTTTGCATTTCTGCTTTCTGTTCGCTTGTCATCATCGGCCAAGTCTTGTCTAATGTGCCAAGGATTCGGCCCCCGTCCCCATTTTTAAGCGATGTATTGAATCCGGACAGCAGTGCGATAAACTGGCCTTGCGGCAGCATTCTGCCGTCACTGTTTCCATCGCCCCCACCGTTCTGACCTCCCAGCCAATCTTTATAGCCGTCATACGCGCCGCTCGAAGAGGTAAACCCGAATTTTTTATAGTTGTTGGCAATATAGCTCTTCGGGTAGCCGGACTGATATGCCGCTTCAAACAAGCCATCATAGTCCGCCTCTCTCGGCGGAGCCGTAACGTTGTTGGAGCGTCTTGTGCCGCTTGCTTTTTGTGCCGCCTGCAGCGCGGCCTGCTGCAATTTGTACTGCCATTCCGCGTCGTAGCGTGCATCCTCGATGGCGTCGCGTTCCTTCTGGTAGTCATAGTTCAGCTTGTCCTGCTGCTTCTGATACGCCAGCGCATCCGCCGTCTGCTGGTCGCCCACCTGATCGCGCGCGAGCTGATAGAGGTAGTTTCGGTCGGCCAACCAGCGATTATAGTTGTTGTCCTCAAGGCCGATGAGCGTATTCAGGTCAGCGCGGTCGGCATTTAGGCCGTTTTGGTACATGCTATAGGCAAGCTGCTGCAATTCTGGGATTTTGTCCGTCATCTGGCTCATCTGGTAGTCGCTCGCCTGTTGGCTCGCTGCCACCGCCGCCGTGGACGGCATTCCGCCCGTCATCACCGCCGTCTTGCCGAGCACGTCCTCGGCGCTGCGGTCTGCCTCGCGCGTATACTGCTTGCGATACTGCTGATAGAGCGGGTCGCTCGCCGCATCGTAGGAAAACGGCGTGCGGTTCAGCAGCGCGTCGAGCTTTGCACTGATCTGCCCGCTCTGGTCGTAGTTGTAGCTGCTCTCACCCAGCTTATCGAGCCAGCTCGTGTCAGCCTTTGCAGGGCTCGCGCCCGTGCCGAGCTTGATGTACTCGCTGCCGTCCACGCCGCCAGAATAGTCGTACTTCGCGCGGATTTTCTCGGCTGCGTCGTGCGCCGCCTGCTGGCCCGCCTTGTCTCCCTCAGCATAGGCCTTGTTGTAGGCCTCTGTATACTGCCGGATGAGATCAAGGTCGCCCGAATCGTTGATGAGCGTCAGGTCTGTATTTTTGTGTTTGAAATTATCTGCCATTGTCCCCTCACTTTCTGCCGCCCGTCACATATTCGTACTCGAGCGCATAGAGCCGGTATTCTCCTGTGGCTTTGATTTTTAATCTAAAGTGGTCGCAGCGGCGGATCGGGCAGTTGAGCGTGAAAACGTCTTTCTCCTGTGCCCCGCAGCGGTCTACCTCTTCCCACGCGCCGCCGTCGAACTTGACAAGGAACACGACCGTTGCGCCCTTCTCGCATTCCAGCCGCGCCCTCACGCGCTGCACGTGCTTCGCGTCAAACGATCCGCCGTCGTAGTCGGCAAACTCCGCTTCGCTAATAACAGCTCCCTCGCGTGTTGCGCCGGTCGGGATATCTGCCGGATTTCCCAGCAGCACGCACCCGCCGTCTACTAAGGCCATGATACCGCCCGAATAGGCCATTTGCACCACGGCGAGCGTATCTTCCTTATGCCACGTCCCGTTTTCGCTGCTGTAGCAGTACAGCGCAGTTTTGCCATCCTCTTTCAGGCTCACATAGTAGTTAAGACCGTCGCTGCCGCCCACGGCGTCAGAGAGCCGCACATCGTCGCCCAGCACGCGGGAGATGCAGCGCGGCATACCGCCGCTGTATGCCATGATGCCGACTTTCGAGAGGTAATAGAGCGTTTCACCTGCCACGGCAAGGCTTTTGTGGCTGCCTTTCATCACGCCAAGCACAGCACTCGACATGAGCTGGAAGTTCGTCGGGATCGTGCCGTACATCTTGAAGATTTTGTCCTCTTTGAAAAAGCACGGGTAGCCAAGATAGCTCACGCACGCCGTAAATGCCCCCGCCGTGCCGCTCTCCACGCTGAACGCATCTGTGGATAGTCCGTCAAACACGTTCCAGTTGTACGGGTCGCCGAGCTTTGAAGCAAAGATGCTGTCGCCCTTGCACCCCCATACGCGGTTTTCGTTCGTGCAGACAAAATCCATGTCGGGCACGGTGCGCTTGAGCGTGACTGTTCCGGGCTCCGTGATGCTTTCCTGCCCATCGGGCAGGCGGAAGGTGTTTTCATAAAAGCGCAGCGTCTTTTTGTCTTCGCTGATCTCCCGGATGATAGGCGTGCGGTTGTTGTAGGTCTCCTTCGTGCAGCCCGAGATCGTCACCGCGTCGCCCACGTTAAACGGGAACGCCGCGCCGGTCGTCGTGATGCTGTTTGCCGCCGCCTTTTCGTCGGCATACGTGCCATTCCCGAATTTCATCCCCGCCGCGGCATAGCTCGCTTCCATCGGCTTGATCGTACCGTCCTTTTCACACACGATCTTGTCGGGAAAGATGAGCACGCGCTCGCCCAGTGCGCAGAAAGTCTTTTCGCTGTCTGCGACCGTCGTCTTCTCTTCGCCGTTGATGTAGAGCTTCGTTCCGTATACCTCGTAGAGTTTGCCTGCGCTGAAAATGCCGTTTGCCTTGCCCATACCCTTGCGGACGGTATAGCGCCGCGCACGTGGAGCAAGAAGCGGGAAGTATCGCGCCGACAGGTTCTGCATGTCGTAGAGCTCGCCGCCCGCCGCACCGAACGTGTGGTTAATGCCACCAAATTTCTCCTGCTGCACGCGCCGGTTCGTATATGCCGTGATCTCAGGCAGTCTCATCTTTCACCGCTCCTCTTGCTTCGCCCGGTGTATCGCCTTTCTCGCCCACCGGGGCTTCTGTTGCGTCACAGATCGTCACGATATTGCGAAGCGACTGGCGCACCGCCGCCACCACGTCCACCGCGTCGCCGTTGACGTTCAAAATGCCGATCAGGCGCATCGCGTGCGCCGCTTCCTGCTTGATCTTTTCGTTCATGCTGATTCCTCCAATCGTTTCAGCCGTTCTTCCTGCTCGCGCACCTTCGCCCACAGGACAGGGATAAACTCGCTGTAGCGCAGAAAATAGGTCTCGCTGCCGTCCTTGCGCTTGGCCGCCGCCCAGCCCGCGAACTCCTGCGACGTGATCCCGCATTTCTGCATCGCCGCCTCTACCTCCTGCGCGATGAAGCCGGTGTGGAAGCGCCCGCTCGTGCCGCTGTTCAGCTTGTAGCGCTTCGGCTCGACGAGCTCAAGCATGCGCACGTACTTCTCCGGCAGCGCCTCAATGCTGTTCTTGATGTTTCGGTCGGACCCGTTCAGTTCGTTCGTGCTGCAATAGATCGCGCTCCAAACGAAATTCGGCGCACCAAGATTGTACCGGTTATCTGCATTCGGGGCGAAATCGCCGCGGCAATCAATGAAGTCGTAGTCGAAATTGAGCGCTGATCTTCCGTTATTCCCCGACAGATACAGGTTTCCGCTCGTCGCGTTCAACTCCATCGCCTTGCTCTCGAGCGTCATTTTGTAGTCCGCCGTGCTGGCGTACTCCGTGTAGATGTCCCCACAGCGTCGTCCCTCATCATTGCGCACGGTGATCCTGTCCCCTTCAATCTCCGTCGCCGTCAGCGTTCCATAGATGTTCACCGCGTCCACGTAGAGGTCAACGCTGCCCGTGCTTGCAATCTGTGCGCCGTTGTAATTGAGTTTGAAGACCGTCCCATTCTCGCCGCTCGTTGCGGCCAGCGTGAAGCCCTGGGCGCTCTGGTCAAAGATGCTCTGCGCCTGCGTTGCGTCGATCTTGGTGCGTACCGTCGCGCGGATGCCGTTCACGTCGGTCTTGATGTTAGTGATCGCGCCGTCAAGGTTTGAAACACTTACCTGCAAGCCCTTTGCCGTTGTGTAAAGCTGCGTGATGTTCCCCTCGGCGTCGCTAAGTCGAGCATCTAATCCTTTTGCTGTAATGGAAATTTCATTTACATTCTTGTCCGTATCCTCGATCTTGGCGTAGATCGGCTCGGAAATATTCTTGATAAACTCGCTTAGTGCATTCTGATTGATGTTGCTCCCGTCCAGATTGAAGAGCGTATACCGAAGCTGTTCCAGAAGCACGAAAAGGTAGTCATAGACCCCGTTGATCTGCTCCTGCGTGTCTTTGCCTTCCCCGTTCGGGAAGGTCGTCTCCACCAGCTGAAATGTCGTCGGCACTTGTCATCACACCTTCCAGTTGCCCTTGCTCTCTTTTCGGTTCTCGCGCCGCCACCATGCCATAGCATCGGCCACCGCCTCGTTGGCAATGGCATGGTCGTTGGCATAGAGCGCGCTGTCCTGATTGTAGGCGTCGAGCTGCGCTGCCAGATACAGGTGGTAACACTCGTTGTGCCCGTCCGGAAGCAGCAATTCCATATCCTCGACGCTCGCGGTGTCATCCTCCACACTCACCTTGAGGGTGGGTGCTTCCGCCCCCATCATCTCGGCGATTCGGTGCTCAAGCACCATGAGGATTTCCGCCTTGCGCGGCGTGCTCAATTTGTTAGGCCGCAGCGCGTCCGCGTCACGGATAGCTTTCAGCATTTTCATACATTAGACCTCCGTGAAATACTGTCCCGTCAACTCATGCGGCAGATACTGCAAGACGATCTTCCCGCCCGCGGCCTCGCCGATACGCTCGCACTTGTACGTCTTGCCGTCCTCGCTGTCGAGGTAGTATTTGCCGTATTCGTATTCCATGCCGCGCGCTGCGGGGATGGGGTCGTCCTGCGTACCCGCGTGGGTAACGTCGATCACGACCCACAGCGCAGGCGTTGCGCTCGGCTTCCATCCCTCCTGCGAGGTGTGCGCCTGCTGGCACTTGTAGAGCTTGCCGCCGTCGCTTACGCGGTTGCCCACAATGTAGCTGACGGGGTATGCCCACTTCGGGAACAGCTCGACCGCCGTTGCCGCGTCGCTGTCCGGCAGGCTCGTTGCCGCCGCCTCGATAACCGGTCGAAGCCTTGCTGCGCGCTGCGGCGTGATGCTCTGGCCGACCAGCGCCGTGACGGTCGCCTCCGAAAGCTCGGATTCCGTGGGCTTACCCATCTTAATAGACACGGTGCCGTCGCGGTGGTCGGTGATGGCCCCGCTTAGGCTGTAGGCGCTGTTGTCGTACTCGTTGACGACCTCTTCCGTCTGGCCGGTCAGCATACCGTTCTCGTCCAGCACGTCGCGCGTGTCGCGCTGGACGATGCTCCACGGGGTATTGTCAGGCAACAGCGCCGCCGCCTGCGCGTAGGGCATGGTGAGCGTGATGGTCTTTGTGTCGCGCTCGCCCCACGTGCGGTCTTTGGGGTTGCCGTTGATCTCTGCGGGGTATTCGGTGTTGTTGACTTTGATGTATGTTGCCATAAATAATCAGTCCTTTCTTTAGAAGCAGAAGGCGAAGGCCACGCCAGAAACAACGTTTGCACTCCTGGATATGGATGCGCCTTTATAATTAACACAACAGTAAAATCTTGTATTATCGTTATACGGAGAACGCTCCCACCACTCAATCGCGCTATCGATGTAGTTCTTCACCTTGCTGTTGCCAGCTTTGTAGTAGTCGTACTGCATGCCCTCGCCTTTGCCGGAATTCGTATCGCTACCAAAAATTTCAATCTCACTCAGTAAGAATAGCTTATCTGCCGTGGTGACGATGGTACGGCTTTCCGAGGTTAGCTTGTTCACTTCTCGGATGCCGCTCTGTACCTCCGTTGGCATCTGTTTCAAAATAGTGGGCAAGTGCTCTACTCGCATAGAGCATTTTTCCCAACCCATGGTATTTGAACCAGTGGAGTGCATTGCCTTCGCTATATTGTAGCAGTCGTGCAGCTGGAAGGTCAGCGGAGCCTTGCCCGAGCCGTCTGAATAGTCATCGTGGTTCTTGCCGATGATGTCGATCTGGTAGTCCACGCCATTGATGGTCATGGGCTTATGGTCTGCCACCTTCCACGTGTCCGGCACTTCGTTGTTGTGGCACGCCGCGATGATCTGCTCCCATGTGTTATTGGCAAACACAGGGTCGTAGGGCGGCGCAAACGTGATATCATACCCCGTCCCGCCGATCAGCGTCCTGCCCTTGAGGATGTTGTACACCGTGCCGTTGACCATGCATTTGCCGCCCTTCACGGTGTAGGGCGTGCCGCCCACGAGCGTCTTGTGCGCGGTGAGGGCTGGCACAACAACATTGCCTTCGACGATGTAGAGATCCAGGGTGCCGTTATCTGGAATAGAAATGCGATTACCAGGCACATATTCTGGAATAGTCGCATTTTTGGTTGTGGATAGTCCCGCAAAAGTCTTAGATCCGGAATACGTGTAATCGGACCCCGCGTCACTAGTAACTCCCTCGGTGGTTAACACAACGATACCGGGCGCTTGATACATGGCATACTCTTCAGAACCATCGTTTGAATATATATAAACATACCCTGTTGTTGGTGGGAATTTTCTTTCCTCATTCTCCTCAACGCTGTCGAATTCGCCATATCCGCTCTCATACTTTACAGTGCGGAATTTGTCACTCTTGCTCAGCTCATCGCAAAGATTTGTGAGGGTATTACAAGTTTCCAGATCGTTGGCGTGCCCATCAATGATGACCTTGTTCTTTTCAATTGTAATTTTGCTCATCAGTAAGTCGCCTCCTTAGCCGTACACCCAATTGATGGCGTAGTTCTCGGTCGGCGTAGATTCGGACGCAACGAGCGTCTGCTTGACGATGTTGCCGCTTGCGATGTAGTCGCTGCCACGCGTCGCCGCCACAATACCGCCGCTGCCGTTGCCCTTGAGGAGGGAGGTGGTGGAGGGAATATTGACGGGGCCTGCGGGGCCCTGCGGGCCGGTCGCACCTTTCTCGCCCTTTTCGCCCTGCTCGCCCTTGGGGCCTTTGATGTTGACCGTCGCGGGATTCGCAAGCCCGCCGTCGTTCGTCCAGCTCAGGTCTCCCGCCGCGGACACGGCGGGCGTAAAGGTCGTTCCCTTTGCGCCGTCCGCGCCTTTCGCGCCATCCGCACCCGCGGGGCCCGTCTTGCCTTGGGGTCCCGTGGGGCCTTGCGGCCCGGTTGCGCCGGTTTCACCTTGCGGACCGGTTTCGCCCTGTGGCCCTCTCGGGCCCGCGGGGCCGGTATCACCCTTCGCGCCGTCAGCGCCGGCAGGCCCCCGTGCGCCCGTGTCGCCCTTCGGGCCTTTGAGATTCACGGTCTGCGGATTCGCCTTGCCGCCGTCGTTCGTCCACGACAGGTCGCCGTCGTCGCTCATGCTCGGCGTGAACGTCACGCCGTCCTTACCGGCGGCACCGTCTGCGCCTTTTGCACCGTCTGCGCCCTTGGCACCATCCGCCCCGGCAGGGCCTTGAGGACCAGTCTCGCCGGGATCGCCTTTCGGACCCTGCGGACCCTCGGGCCCCGTGTCGCCTTTCGCGCCCTGCAAGGGGCCGTTGTTGACGAACTCGCCGGTAATGCCGTCGAAAATGTAGATGTCGTAGGGCGCCGCCGTGCCCACGCCGTAGGCATCGCCTGCCGCTGCGGTCGCTTTCTGCGCGGCGTCGAGCTCCGCCTTCGTGTCATAATAGCCCAGCACCTTGAAGCCGCTGCCGGTCTCCCCCTTGGGGCCTGCGTGGCCCTGCTCGCCTTGCGGGCCGGTCTTGCCTTGCGGGCCCTGTTCGCCCTGCGGGCCGCGCGGGCCTTCGGGGCCGGTCGGTCCGGTCGCGCCGGTGTCACCTTTCTCTCCTTGGGGGCCGGTATCGCCCTTGTCGCCTTTCAGCGCGGCGAGCTGTGCCGCCGTAAAGTCGGAATAGGTAAAGGCATCGCCCTTGGCTCCCTTTGCGCCCTGCGGGCCAGCGGGGCCGGTCTCGCCTTGAATACCCTGCTCTCCCTGCGGGCCGCGGGGGCCGGTTTCACCTTTGGGGCCCTGCGGCCCCGTCGCACCGGTTGCGCCGGTCTCGCCTTTTGGGCCCTGCGCGCCGGTTGCGCCCGTGTCTCCTTTGGGGCCGGTTGCGCCTGTGTCGCCCTTGGGACCCTGCTCGCCGGTATCTCCCTTTGGCCCGATCTCGCCCTGCGGACCGGTCGCGGCAACGCCCGTGTCGGCAAAAGCGCCCGCCGTGGCATCCCACTTGAACCAGTTGCCCGTGGTCTCGTCGACGTATGGCATCTTGGAAACCGCCGTCTCCGCATCCGCCGCCGCCTGCAAAACCTCGTCGACCCAGCTTTGATAAGCCGGAGGCGGGGTCTCTCCGCTGTCTTCCAGCGTTTCGCGCACGCGTGTTTTATATATCTGGCTCTTCACAATGGTATCGCCAACGGTATAGCGCAGCTCTGCCGCGCCCTCACCGGCCACCGCCGTATCAACGCTCGATACCAGCCACACGAGCGCGCCGTTATCTTCTGTCACCGTCACGGGATACGGCTGCGCATCGCCGTTTCGCTGCACGATCAGGCTCGCCACGCCATCGCCATAGCCCTCGTGCCACTTTCCCAGCACGTCAAAGACGACCTTGCGCGCCTGATTCTCGCCCCTGCGCCCGAGCTTGATCTCTTCGAGCGCGTAAGCATTTTCAATAACCATGTTGTCACCTCTCTTATGGAAAACGGCGCAGCAAGAGCGACTTTTTCGTCCCTTGCTGCGCCGTGTCGCAACTCATTTTTCGTGTCTCGCGGTCGTATTCACTTACGCGTTGTGGGCCTTCGCGCTCTCAACGTAGTCACTGCTCATCGTCTGGATGAGATTCGCGGTCGAGGCGTCCTGTCTCATCTGGTTCTGAATGGCCCACAGGAACTTTCTCTTGATCTGCACGGTCACGCCGCGCTGAATCAGGCAGCTTTCGCCGTTCACGCACACCAGCAGGTCATCCTTGTACTTGCCGCTGTCCTTGAACAGGCGGACGCTGACGTACTCCTCGCCTGCGGGGGCGGCGTTCACAGCCGCAACGGCGTTCTTTGCTTCGCTCATCGGTCTTTCCTCCGTTTCAGTGTCGGGGGCGGCGTTCACAGCCGCCCCCTTGGTGGTTAGGTCAGCGGGGTCTCGTCAAACGTAGAAGTGGTCTCCACGCGAATCATATATGCCTCAACCAGACGTTCGGCGACCTTGGTCGCCTTCCAGCCGACGGTTGCACGCTGGTTCAGCGGGTCAGCCGTACCGGCAGAGCCGAGCGGCTTGACGATGTGTTCAAGGCCACCACCGGTCAGCTCGGTCGTGCCGTAAGCCTCCGCGCCCATGATGAGGGTGGAGTAGACGTTGCGGCCCTTCGCACCGGCTTCGCCCGGATAGATGGCGGTCGACGCCGTCGGGGTGGCAGCAGGCGCTTCTTTCAACGTGATCGTCGCGCTGCCAGCACCCGCAGCCGTGGCGCTCTCGATCTCAAGAAGCGCACCACCGATGACGACCTCACGGCCAGCCAACTTTGCAGCGTCAGCAGTGGTGATGACCTCGTTTACGGTCAGAACCTTGCCGGATGCGCTCTTGACGGTCAGGTCGCGTGCGCCCTCGGTCAGGTCGTCGGCGTGGAACACCTTCGCTTCGGTCGTCTCGATGAAGCGGACGCCCGCGATCTTGCCGATCTCGTCGTCGTAGATGTTGCTGGTGTCCTTGTACTCGTGCGGGCGCTTCCAGTCAGGGTCATCCTGAATGTCGTAGGAACAGTCAGGGTGAATAATGGCCCAGTAGGAGCCCTCATAGCGCGGGGCGTTCATGGTTTTCAGGAAGCGAACCGCCTTGCGGACGGCACGCACCGTGAAATAGTGGTTGCCCGTGGTCTCGCCGCCAACTAGCAGATGGCGGCCCGTCACCTGACCTTCGCCGTACTGGACGTTGGAGCCACCGTTGATGACCTCGCGGGTGATGGTGTCGAGCGTGCGGCCCGCCTGAGAGCCGAGCAGCACCGTCGCTTCCTGCAGGTTGTTGTCGATGGCGGTCAGGTCGAGGATATCGGAAATCTCGACGAAATCGCCGTACTGGTCGACCTGCGCGGTCAGCGTGGTCATGGACAGCTTACGGCCCTTGGGCGTAACGCCTTCGGTGATGGGCGTCAAGGCCTTGGGCAGCGGATCATACTTGCGGAACTCGATCTCCTTGCCCTTGCCCTTGGGGATGTTGCGCTTCTGCGCGAAGCGGTCATGCACCAGCTCAGGTTCAGCATTGTCGATCAGGGTGTCGCAGTAGTAGGTCTTCATCTCGCCCGAGAGACCGGCATCGGTCGTCACATTCGTCTGGCCCTCAAACAGGCTCAGAATGACGGGCAGAATGAAAATGTCTTTAAATTTCTTCATAGAGTTTTGTCTCCCTTCTTACAGTCGGTAAATTAGGCGGGCATCAGAATACGATGCGCTCGCCGCGCCGCACGCGCCTTGCGATCTCTGCGCGGTCGGCCTTCGTGAATTTGCTCGGGTCACTCTTGACAATGACCCCCGGCTGGGAAGTGGTTCCGTTCTCGTTTGGGCGCATTCCTTTCGCGCGGACGTTGTCCATCACGCGCTTTTCCATCTCTGCCGCAGCTTTCGCCGCGCTGCGAGCCTGAATGTCGCCTAAATGGGATACCTCGTAAGCGTCTTTTACAGGAACGCCAGCGCGCAGCATCGCAATGAAGCGCGGATTCTCCGCGACTTCGCGCTTGAGGTCGAAGTCAGGGTACTCACCCGGCGCGTCCGCCGTTCCGACCAGCTCACTCGCCTGACGAATCCAGTCGTTATATGTCTCGTCGGCTTTCTGCTGGCGCTGCCTGTCTTCTTCCTGACGTTTGAGCGCTTCGTTTTCCTGCTGCATCCGCGCATACTCGCGGTACTGTTCAACGCTCATGCCCATGCTCTCCGCTTCCGCATTGTAGAGCACGCTGTTGAGCGCCGCATCGCCCTCAAAAGCCGCACGCAGCTTGCTCATATCGCCGTCCGCCACGCCATAATGGCGCATCAGTGTGTCGATAATGGGCTGCGAATCGGCGATTTTCTGGTCTTTAGCCTTCTCTTCGCCAAATCTGCGGTTGATGATGCGCTGTGTCTCCGCGGTATAGACGTCCTTGTACTTGCCGTTTACGAGATCAAGGAACTCCTTTTTGAGGTCTTCCCCGCCTTTTTCCGCAGCCCCGGCGTCGTGCTGCTGCATCTTCACGCCCTCGCCTTTCGGCTCGCCAGAAGAGGCTCCCGTATCATCAGGTGTCTCCTGCTTGCCGAACACGACGTTGGCGTATTCGCCCGTTTTGCCCTTCCGGGTGGGAGAAGAGCTTGCATTCGTGGTCTCGCCCTGTGTGCTCGCGCCTCCCTCAGCGCCGCCCGATGCACCGGCAGCGGCTCCCGCAGCGGCAGTGCCGCCGTCAAAGAGGCTCAGGACCACGCGAAGCGTGGTTTTGAGGTTCATGGTATCCCTCCTGCTTGTCAAATCGCGGATATTCGGCCCTCCGTGTAGGCCGTGCAGCGCTTCCCATCATCCGCAGGGGAGGGGAGAGCGGCGAAAAGATGAAGAAAAACGCCGGCCCTCCCTCGCGGGCGTATGAATAGGAGGAAGCCACTCGCACGCCTAAAGCGTAACATGCGGCTTCCTCCGTCTCACCACGGGTGAGAAAAAAATTTTAGTTTTCTTCGATGCACTCGCAGATCGCGTCCGGCCTCGTGGCCTCAAGCTGCTTGAGCCCGATGCAGGCCGCAAGAAATGCCGCCTCGATGCGCTCATCGCCGCCGCAGTGGATGAGAAAGCGCGGCGCACCCTCGTCTATCTCGAAGCCGTAGACCTCGCACTCTCCCTCGGCTTCCATGTTCTTCACATAGCCACCGAAAGCGTACATCACGCCAGTAATGTAGTTGCAGCATTTCTCGTCCGCCGAATGGCCTTCGCACAGGATCATGTAGCGACCGATCTCGTGCTCGATGTGAACCATCGTCATGCGCTTACACCCCCGGCATCGCCGCACTGCTGCCCGTGTCCATGTTCGGCTTAGACTGTTCGGCAAGCTTCTGCATGTATGGCGTCTGCGCGCTCTGCGCGTCGGCGTTCTTGCTCTCAATTCCGCCACTGCTGCCGCTCTTGCGTGTCGAGCCGCCGCTCTGCGTGCCGCCCGCCATTCCGATGCCCATGTCCTGTCCCGTAAGCTGCTGGATAACCGCGAGAGCCTTTTGCAGCTGCTCGCTCTGCTGCTGCACGACGTTGTAGAGCGTCGCGCCCTCGTTGACCTGGCTCTTGATCTTGTCGATGCCCTCAAAATCCATCATGTCGAGCGCGATCATGCTCTCCTGCGCCCTGTCGGGGGAGAAGAAGCCCAGCGAATAGAGCTCCTTTGCCCGCTCGTTCTGTTCCGCGCGGGAGAATGGGTTCTTCTTCTGTGCCTTGATCTTGATGTCAAAGACCGGCCTGCGGAACAGGTCATTGCCGAGGCTGTCCACACCCGTCACCTGATCGCCAAGCTCGTTCACGCCGATTTGCGCATACTCGTATGGCATTTCATTTGTGATGCGGAAAGTGCGCACTGCATCGTAGAACTGCCGCATGCGCTCAATACACAGCTTTACGATCTTCGCCTGCGCGCGGTAGCACGCCGAAATCATATCGCGGCTCGCCTTGTTGCCCGCCTCCTGAAGCGCAGAAATAGCCGCCGCAGCCGTCGCGCCGCTGGATGTGCCGCCGTTGGACACGTCGCGGTTTGAGCTCGTTTCCTTCATCTCGTCGATCTTCATCTGCACGATATTCGCGTAGATGGAATCGAGCGGGCGCGTCGTTACCTCGCGGAGCCTGCTCTCGTCGATCTGGCCGGACACGTGGATGATCGGCTTTCGCCAGTCAAGGAACTCTTCTTCGTTGATGTTCAGGCTTTCACTCGCGAAATACCGGCGCTTGCTGCCCATCATTGAAGTTTCGAGGATGTTGCCCCAAAGCTTGTCAATGTAGAGCTGCGGGTCCTTTGCAATGGCCGTATATCCAAATCCCGCAGGTGTTCCCTTCTCGGGGAACAGCACGTCGAACACAAACGGATATTCCCCGTCTTCGTAGAATCCGCCCTCCGCATATTCGGGGTCGTTTTCGCTGGCGTAGATGATATGCTCCTCGTCGACGAACTTCGCGTAGTGCAGCACCGTTCGCCCGTCTGCGGTCTTCTTGCGGTAATACCAGTCGATCACGGCGACCTTGTTGCTCGTGTCCACCGTGTCGTCGTACTCGTATTTCGCCGTTTCAATGCTGCTGCCGCTGAGCTTATCCGCAAACTGCGGGTATTCGTCCTCGATGATGTCGCGGTCGACGAGCGCCACCGTAAACACGTTGCGGCTCTTCTGGATGTCCTCAACACCCGGCTCCCAGAAGATATTCAGCGGGTCAATACCCTCGATAGCGATGTCGCCGAGCCCATTGTCTTTCCCCTTGTCCCAGAACACGCCGTAGATCGCCACGCCGTGTTTGAGCTTTTCCCACCACTCGAAGCTGTATGTGCTGTCAAATTCGTTGTATTCCATGATGACCGGCAGCACGGACGAGAGCGTCTGCGCGCTTTCCTCGTCGCTCTGCTCGCGAGGCAGGCATACGGGCTCGGGGTAGTTGTCCATCGCGTCGGCGTGTTTATTCATGATCGAGTTAAACAACCACGCACTCGCAGGCTCTGGCGATTCCCCCGCATCTTTCGTCCCGCGTCGGATATCCTCCCAATGCCGCAGCTTCCACCAGCGTTCCTCGCTGATGATGCGGTTCTCGAAGTTGCTCTTGCCCTGCTTGTACTTTTGCAGCGTTTCTACGGCGTCGCCGATCTCCTTGCTGCCGATGGCTGCGCCGCTGCTCATCGCCGCGTCGCTGTCGCGGAATGCGCCTACAAGCGGTGCTTCTGCCTTTGCATCTAACATCGCAGCAGCACCAGCCGCGTCGGCCTGCTGCTGCGTCTGCGGGAATTTTCTCGTCCCTGCCATGTCTTCCCCTCCTGTCAGTTGTGTTGGAACCACGCATATCTGTCGTAGCTCGGCGTGTTGATGTCCAGCGGGTCGTACAAGACCGGCTTCGGCGGCTTATTTACCCGTGCCGCAATGGGATTCTCCATGCACACATAGCGTGTCATGTCGTAAATATGATCCTCCTGCTCGGTGTTCACGTCCTCAACGTCCTTTTCGTCGTAAACGAGGTTTGGCACCGTGCGAATGAAATTTTTGCACGTATCGAAGATATACAGCATCGGAACGCCGTTCTCATCAAACGCGAATCGGTTGTGCAACTGCATCTTGCCGTCGATGCGGGCGTTATCCCCCTTCTCGAAGTATACGCGCTCGCGCTCAAAGAGCGAGCCGATGCTCTCCGTGCCCTGCGTGCCCCAAATGGCGGGGTCGCCCACACGGAAGATGTGCCGCCCCTTGAGATTCGGGTCTTCGGCCTCGATACGCTTCATCTCGCGGGCCACCGCCGTCGGTTCCATCTTCACGCCCTCATTCGGCGTGCCCGTGCAGCCGTAATATTCCCGGATGTGGTAGAGCCGCCTATCTTGGTCGACCGCGAACCAGCCGATGGCGAACGGCCTTGAATATCCCCAGTCCATTGCGCACCAGATCGGCCACTCTTTCGGCACCTGAAAAGGCGTGATGACGTGCGTATGGATGCGGTCTCGGTAGTGTTCGCTGTCATTGCGCCACTCGGTAAACACCTGCCCGGAGAACGTGTCCCAGTCGCCGTAGAGCAGTGCGTTCTTCTCTGCCTCCGGCATCGACGCAAGGCGCGTCAAATAGCTGTCGTCGTTCTTGAGCAGTATCTTATTGTCGAATACCGTGCTCGGCACAAAGATGCGGCTCTTCTGCCGATGTTCTTCGTGCCCATCTGGAAAGCGCACGACGGCATCCTCGCGGATGGTCCTCATTGGCGGCGCTGCCGTGATGAAACGTTCCTTGACCCATCCGTGCCCCACACCGCCGGGGTTCGCCGTGCTGCGGATGTATACACGCGTCCCCGGCCCGTTCGGTCGGTTTCGGGAAAAGAGGTAGCTGTATTCTTCCCATGTAAAGTGGGTCAGCTCGTCGAATGCGATAAAGTCATACGCCTGCCCCTGATACTTGATCTTGTCCTTTGCATACTGCATCGAGCCGAAGAGTATTTTCGCCCCGCTCGGGAATGTCCATGTGTGGCTGCTGCCGTTGTAACGCGCGCCCGGATAGATACGCGGGTAGTAGTTCAGCGTCTTGTCAATGAGCTCGGCAAGCTGCGGGAAGGTCTTTCGCAGGATGATCGCCTTGTAATACGGGATATCCACCTGCCGCAATGCCTCAATGACCAACGCATCGGATTTTCCACCGCCTAACCGGCTGCGCCGCCGTATAGAGCCTCGTCCTCCCAGCGGCTCATGAAGAGCGCCTGTTTGGGCTGCGGCTTCCATACCACGCTACGCTTCGCCATTCGCATCACCTCCAGCGTCCTTCGGAACAGGCATTACCGCGGGCAGCTCTGCCACACCGCACGCGGTCTCTCCGCCGTCTTCCTTCTTCTCGTCATTTACCCAGCGGAAGTTGTATCTCAGGCTGAATTCCGCGCCACGCTGACCGTCTCGGTCGAAGAGCCGTTCCTCGGCATAAGCCTCGATGCGGGCCTTCGCGCGCGTAACCGTGTCAACGAATCCTTTCTTTGCCTGATAGTTCATCAGCGCTTGCCTGCTCGTAAATCCCAGCGCAAGCGCGAGCCCCGTCACCGTCGGTGGGCGCTGATGAATGATAAACGGCTGCCCGGATTTGTCGAGGATCGGCATCCCATCATCCCCGATAATCGGCTCGCCCTTGCAATCCTCGAAGTATTGGTCAATGACGGCCTGCATTTCTTCGACCGTCGCATATTTGGGATGACACCCCGCTTTTGCCATGCCGCCACCGCCTTTCTTTTTTATGCTGCAAGCCCCCCCGTCCTCGGCCTTATCGCGCAGCATTCTTATCCCCGCTCGAGGAACCGAGCTTCCTATTTCCGACGGTAACACGCCATCTTTTATTTCTCACCACGGGCGCGGAAACTTTCTCTTTCCTTTCTGTGCTTCCCTCTGTATAGTTACATACACACAACATAGATGCATCCTGCGTATAGCACCCTCTCCCGAAAGAAAAGAAATATAAAAGAAAAGAAAGAGGTTCTCCCTCACGGCAAAAAGAGAAGCAGGGCTTTCGCCCTGCCTCTTCTTATGCCATTTTGAGCTTTCTCTTCACCCACGCCCACAGGTTGCGCCACGGGTGGGCTTCTGCATAATTGGCGCGTTGCTCGGCGTTGTATCGCCCTTCACGCATTACATCAATGACCGTCCCTTTAAAAGCAAGATCGTCGTTCGCCCGCCCAAGCGCCGCTTCGGTGTCAGCAAGCTTGTTTCGCAACGCATCCGCGTCCGCTTTCAGATTCACAATCTCGTTTGCCTTGTTGATAGCCTCGCCGTTCATCTGGTCGATCTGCTCGGTCAAGACGACGTTCTTTCGCTGCATCTCCGCCTTTAGGTTCGCATACTCGGCAATCAGATCGTTCTTCTTGTCAATGCAGTTTTTCAGCGCGGCGATCTCTGCTTCAATCGCCGCAGTCTTTTCCTGCGCGTCCTCCACCCTCTTCGCCATCTGGTCTTTGGTGTACTTCTTGATGTTGATGCTCATAATTTGGCTCCTTTCATCCTCAGCTGTTCTTCCCGTCCCCGGTCGCTCACGATGCTCACGACCTTGCAGTCACCATATCGCTCAATATCCATGGCGATGCGCTCCTTGATGCCCTGCGCGTCAGCGGCGGGGACGTTGGCTTTAATCGTGATCGTCAGCATATACGTTCCCTTTCACGTGCTCTTTCCACCACAGATATTCTTTGCGCTCTCGTCGATATTCAAAAATCAGGCTTTCCGCCTTGCAGATATCGCGGAATCTGTTGCTTGCTGCAATCCATGCAGTCTCAACCAGCCACCATAAAAAGCATAACGCTGCAAGAATCGCTGCAATGCCGCCAATCGCTATAAAGAACATTCCAACGCCTTCAACAAAAGATTCCATTCGTTACACCTCCTTCGGCTCGCCGTAGCTGCAAAAATCGGTGCTGCCCACATTGCGTCTATTACATGGCGCGCGCCTGTTGTGACACGTCAGCGTCCCCGGCTTACCGTATCGCTGGGTAAGCTCTGACGGCAATGTGCTGTGCGCGCAGTCCTTGCACCGCGTCACGACCACAGCATCGACGGTGGGAGCAGCGGCCACGATGGGCAAAGCAATTTCGTCCCTATCTGCGTTGTCGTACCACGGCTCGTCATCAAGCTTTTCCCATAGCACGTCGCCATCAATCAGCCGCATCGCTGTCACCTCCGTCCATTTTTGCAGAGTTCTCCACAAAGTTGCGGACTCTGGCCGCGCAGGAGAGGCACAGTTGTTTCTCCGCAGAAAATGGTGTCTTAAAATTCACAACGCCGTAGTGATTGAAATCCAGATTCACACCGTCAACCTCGTAGTCAATCTCGCGCCCGCACATATCACAGAACACTTTAACCATCAACTATTCCCTCCGTCCATCTTTGCACCGCAATGGCAATACGGCTGTCGTCTACTCTCTACTCTGCCGCAACTTGAGCATCGGTAGTATCGTTCCGGCATGATGTGGTCACCGCCCAAGAATGAGATCCACCGCCCATGCACCACCGGGGCAACGTCAGCGGCGGGCGTATACTCAGGGTAGGAAATCATCTTAATTGCCTCCTGAATGGTGCCATTTTCTTTTCGGTATTCTCTATTTCCAAGACTTCTGAGCAGCTCAACTGTTTTTTCTCTCTCAATGTATTCAGCCATTGTCCGCCCTCCCATAAAACGTCTCTAAGTCATCCTGCGCCTTGTCAACAAAATCGGGGCAAGCCAAACATTCCGGCAGCGGGCTATCCGTCATCGGGTCAACCCACCCGAGGCAGTAGACGCGATACTTCTTGCCGTCATACCATTCACGGGACGGGCGTCCTCTCTTGCCCCGCGCGCACTTAACGGTTGCCATTGTCATCCCTCCTGTTCCATGCTTCGATTACCGTTTCTACGGCGTTGCTTTCGTATTCCATATTGTCCGTCAGAATCATTGTGCCTACATAGCATTTAGAGCAAATTACTCTTACGCCGCCACTTACAAACAACCGTGCTTTACCGCCGCAGAGCGGGCACGGTTTTAATTCAACCATCCTTCATCGCCTCCAATGCTTTCTCCGCCTCCTCGTGGGTCAGGAATGTCCCGATGTATTTGTGCATCCCCATTTTGCCAATAAGCTTTACCGCTTCGGTCACGGTGTTTATTTTGAGCGTTGCAATCACAGGGTTATCGGGATTTCCCACAAATAACCGATACACCGCATCGCCCACCTTGCACGGCAGCACCACCAGCCGCCCGTCCTTGTCGGCCTCGGCCAGCCAGCGGAATCTGTCCAGTGCTTCACTGGCTTTTTGGTTTCCGATTAAATCCTGAAGAAACACCGCATAAGATTGAAACTCCTCCGGTGTCAGCCCCGTGTCCTCATAGGCGCGCAGGTCTTCCCGGTTCCTCAAATAGTCCAGAATGAGCTGCTGCACCACGAACCGCTGCGTTATCGGCCACGCCGCGATCTGCTCTTGCAGCTTTTTCAATGCTTCGTCCGAAACCATCACTCCACCTCCTGCAGCTTACTAATCACTTTTCGGATCACATCGCCGCCGTAAGCATCTTTTGTCAACTCCAAGAACTCCGTCAGCGTCATCATTCCATGCTCGAGGTCAACACCGTGATCGCGGGCAAACTGCTTTCGCCCCATGTCACACGAACCGGTCAAACGGTGGTGCCAATCGTAAAAATACTGCGTCGGATACGTTTTTTCGCGGTCTGTTTCACGCAGGAACGCATCAATGCGCTCATCTTCCGGCATATCCTCGAAAAGCTTGTCTCGAAGAGCCTCCATTGCTCCGCGCAGCGTTTCGCCGTGCGCAAAAACATTTTCCTGCTTGACGATGTAGCACGGTGTGAGCGTCAAATCCTCGTTCACGATTGCCCCATGCGCGGTGTTGCCGCGCACAGAGCGAATCAGCGTGTTTACACCGTCAATTCGAAAAACCGGAGCCGGAGCCGTCGCCGGAGCCGTCGCCGGAGCCGTCGCCGTCGCCGGAGCCGTCGCCGGAGCTCGCAGCCAGAAAGGCTTTGATCTTCTCGTCAAGTGTCATCTCTTCCACTCCTTCACCCCTCGGAGCGACGCAGATGCCTTATCCGTGCACAGGATGATCTGGATTGCCCCCAGCACGGTCATTTCCGGGATCGTCACGGTAAAACGGCAGTTGTCCGGTGCTTTTGTGCCATCCTGCGCCAGCTGCTCAACAGCACACGCGCCGTCCCAGCTCCACAGCTTGCGAACATCGGTCATGGTAACCTCGGAGCCGTTGCGCTCCTTGATCTTGCCAAAAAACACGCCTGCGCGGTCACAGCGAACGATGTAGTTCTGATTGTTGTTCATGATGAAATTCCTCCTGATTTTTGTTAAAATTTGAAGCTCTCTCTGAGCCTGATCCCGTTTGCCTCTGCTTCCGCCGTAAAGTAGCGGTGGCGATCGTTGATGTAGACGATTCTGCCGTGTACGGTTTTCAATTTTTCAAAACCGCAGATGCCGCTCGCGCCCTCAAAGGCTGCGGGCGTCCAGCTAAATGGTTCTCCGATGTTCATTCGTCCTCCCTAATGTCTCCGCCCCATTGCTCCGCCATTGCTTTGGCGATGCCGGGGTTAAGCAAAAGCACTTTAATTTCGCGAAGAAGGTCGAAAGCTCCGCTAATTGCCGAGATTTCAACAATTTTGCTTCCTCCGCCGTCAATTCTCGCCCACTCAACAAACTTTGCAATGTCACGGCAGGAGATTCTCCCGAGCGCTGTTTCCGGCCATTCGCGCCGTGTAGAATTTTCTGGTGGCGGATTTTGTCCGATAAGCCACCAGTCAGGGCCATATCTCCGCTGGAGTTTAAAGTAATAGTAGTCGTCTGGCTTGATCTCTACGTTGATAGTCTCAAACCAATCTAATGACGGCTGCGTATACGAAAACTTAAATGGTGCTTTAACAGACTGTGACATTCCACTCCGCCTCCTCACAGATTTCTACAATGTGCTGGCACAGGGCGGGAGGAATCTTTGACCTTTCCATACTGTTTTTCAGCGCACTTGTTCCACCACGGGGAAGGATGATACCCATTTGCTTTGCCTTCCTGATGGTTGCACCTCTTGGGCTTCTTTCGTGGCACGGATCACCGTTTTTGCAAATCGGCTTAAACTGCGGATCAGGATGGTTTGTCCAGATGTCAGTTGGCTTCATTCTTGTGTCACCATACTGGCAGTATGTAACCGTGTAACGGGGAAGCCCCTGCATCCAGGTCATCTTTCTCATGCCACCACGTGGATTTTCGATGAAGTAAAACTTCGGTTTCAGCTCACGGATAAGCTGTAAAACATGCTGATCGACTGCATCGCAGAATCTTGCATAATCGCTGACAGGATCGAGATTGCCGGTAACAGCATTCTTGCGCCTGTGATGGCTGATTGCCGCAATGCTGAATGTCGTGCAATCCGGGCTTGCCCATATAACATCCGGTCTGCCGAACCGCTGAATGATGTCATCAGCCTTGACCGTCATGATGTCGGCATACAGGTCAATGTTTTCAAAGTGCTTGTCCCACTCGACAGAAAACACTTCGTGACCGTGGGCCTCAAACGCCTTGCCGATGCTTCGCGTCCCCGCGAAAAGCTCTAAAACCTTCATCTTCTCCCCTCGCATTCTGCAAACAGTTCCCGGAACGTCATGCCCGTCAAATCTTCCAGCGCCAGCAGCAGCCGCACCGTTGTATCGCGGTCTCCGCGCACCCACGCCGACACCGTAAACTGCGACATTCCAAGGGATTGCGCCAGTTCGGTTTGGTTATAGTTCGTCTTTTCCAGTGCCTCCTTGAGCACCGGATAAGCGCAGAACTCAAACGGCGTTTTCGGCCTCATGATCTTGCTCATGCGTGCACCTCCTTCAAAAACAAACTCCCTTGTGAGATGCATTCCTGAAAGCGCCTTTCCTGCGCTTCGTAGTAGTGCTCGTTAATTTCGTACCCCACAAAATCGAGCCCAAGCTCCAATGCAGCGATGCGGCTGCTTCCGCTGCCGAGGTGTGTATCGAGTATCTTGTCTCCGGGCTTGGCGTACTTCTGCAGCAACCACACGTAAAGCGCCACAGGCTTCTGCGTCGGATGAATGCGCTGCTCGTTCAGCGCCTTATTCCCTTGCTGAACAAAGCCTTCCGAAATGCTCTTGCCCTGCATCATGCCGTTCCACATGTAACGGAAAAGCCGCACGCTGTCATGGCAGTTTGTGGCTGCGATCTCGCAATCGCTAAAAGAGCTGCCCTCGTTGCACTTGTCCCAAACAATGCGCCCCGGCGCAAAGTGATAGTCGAAATAGTTACAGCCCCAAACGATATAGCGCTTTGCGACACGTTCCAACTCATCGAAATATTCACGTGTCGGAATATCCCACTTCGGCGATATGGGGTAGTCTCTGTGCACACCGATTTTACTGACTTTGCAGCCATAATATCCGCGCCGCTCCGGCCCGCTGAAATACGGCGGATCGACCACAGCGAGGTCAAAAGCCTTGTCCGGCAGCTTCTTCATCGCCTTCAGGCAATCGATATTTTCAGCAATGTTCATGCGCGTACCTCCCCGTAGATCAGGGCATCAAGCGACACGCCCAGCGCTTCGGCGATGTACAGGTACGTCGGCATTTTCGCGTACCACAGTCCGGTTTCGAGGTTATGTATCGTGGTCAGCCCGACGCCTGCCTTGTCGGCAAGCTGTTGTAAGGTCATCCCGCGCAGCTTACGCCATGCCAAAATCCGTTTGCCGATTTCATGCTCGGTCGGGACGCCCTTCGGTGTTCCGCTCTCGAGCAGTAACGCGCTTACAGGTACGTCGAACGCCTTCTCCAATCTCCCAAGCGATTCTAACCTCGGGTAACACCTTCCCGTTTCCCATAAAGCGATGGTGCTTTGCGGCGCGTCAATATCCGCCGCAAAGGACAACTGTGACAGCCCTTTCTTCTTGCGCAAATCGCGGATGCGATGGCCTAATTCCATTTCTGTGATCATCTTTTCTTGCTCCCTTTATTTTTTCAGCTTTTGGCCACGCCGCGTTTTGAACTGGCGCGCGCCTAAGTAGTCGTCTTTCTCCTGCGCTTCCCGCTGCTCTTCATCCCTCGCCGCGTTGTACTTGGCGATATCCGCCTGATAGTGCGGGCACTCGCTGTGACAGCCCGGATGCCCCACAGGCGGCTTGCAGCTGTGGCAATGCTCAAATGCTGTCATCTCACACCTCGCGGATCGTGATGCCGTACTTGTCCTGCATCAGTTTCTTTTTCAGCAAGTAATCCTTCGTTTTCGCGCCCTTTGCGTCCTCGACCTCGCGCAGCCAGTGTACCGTGCCGTTGCAGTCCGGCCCGGTCGCCCGCTCGTAAACAAAATCCGCTCGGTAGACCATCGGCTTAATGCGTTTGCCCTCGATGGTCTTATAGCCTTCCACGAGGGTAAAATTGGCTTGCAGCCGCAGGTCGCGGATTTTGCCCATCGCTCGCAGCACTTTCAACTCGCCGAACCGCGCCGCCTCGCGCTCGGAATCAAACTTGATGCCATCTCGGACGACCTTGCGGTTTCCGTACTTGCTTTTCTTCGGCTTTTGCGTGCCTGCCAGCTTGTCAAGCACCTGCTTCTGCGCCTGCGGCCCCAGCCTCGCGAGGTCAGCTGATGTCAGCGCCATCGTGTGCCTCCTCCTTGCTGTCCGAGGGGTCGTCCCGCAGGCCGACCGCAATGTGCATCATGTTCTTCTCATCGACGCGCTGGTGAATCTCGTATTGCCCAAGCAACGGGTTCACCTTCGGCCTTTCGAGGTGGAGCGCCTTCATGCGTGGGATATCTTCTCCCGTGTCGGGGTCCTTCACTGCCTCGCCGTAGGCAAGCGCGATCTGGATAATCCAAGCGTCGAACGCCATGCGCAGCTGGTTCAGCCCTTTTATATCCTCGTGCAGCTTCGCATTCGCTTTCATCAGCTCGCCGACTTTTTTCTGATATCTGCCGAGCTCGTGCTCAAGCCGTTTTACCTTGTCTCTGTTCCTTTCGCTCATCGGTTCTCCGTCCTTTCGTAGTGCAGCGTCAGCGCCCGAGCGATCGGGCAGTGTCGCCATTCTTCGTTGGCGCAGTAGCGCCGCGTATATTCGTCCAGCTCTTCTTTTGGTAGCTTGACTTGTGCGCCCTCGCAGTTGAGATAGTCGCGGTAGTCCCGCGAGTAAAACGGGCACTTGAAAATGCCCCCTCGATACCCGCTCATAGGCGTTCAGCCCCCTTTCAGGAAGTCTTTCATCCAGCCATTGTTTCCGCTCGGCTGAACATTTTTCCCTTGCTGGGCAGGCGCAACAGGTCCGCGCCCCTTGTCCTGCTCTCTGGCAAGCCAAGAAGTGATAAAGCGTTTTATCCCGTTGCGCGTCTTTCTCTTCGATGGGTTCGCATCGCACCATCCCGCCATGTTTCTGAGCTGTTGCAGAACGTCAACGTTCGGATAGAGCTGCGACCATTTGGCCCTGTCATTCTCCGACACGTCGAAAAAAGTCCCGTCATTCAGCGGCAAAGAAATCACCGGCGGCGCGTCAGCCGCTTGCGGCTCAGCGCATAATATGTACTCTTCTTTACTCTTCTCTACTCTACTTTTCTCTACTTTACTTTGTCGTTCGATGTCAGCATTTTTTGAAAAAATGTTTACATTTTTCGCAGAAATGTAAGCATTGGGCAAAATTTTGGCAACATCAACCAGAAGGATGTTGTAATCGACTTCAAGAGTTTTGCGGCGGCTGACTGCCTCGAAGTACCTTTCTTGTATGCCCTTAGAGGTCAACACGTGGTACTTGTCATACTTCTCTTTGTCGAACATCCCTCGTCTGATAGAAGCCCCTATTATTTCGGAAACGACGCTCCCACCCAACCCGACCTTGCGGGCGAACAAAAGCGCAACCTCCTCTGTCCATTCAATGTAGTAACCCGCCTTGCCGTAAATCTCTTGCAGCAAGTGAACGACTACACCAAATCCTGTCAAGCCAAATTCTGCTTCTATCAGTTCAAACTTTGCGTTCAATGTGACATCAAGCGGAAAGTAATCAATCCCGCTCTTTGCCATAGACTACTCCCTTAAAACGGCAGCTCGCCGTCGTCCTCGCTGACCTCTGCAAAGCCGCCTGCGGCGCTCTCTGTGGCGTATTGCGATGCGGCGGTGTTGTTATCCTCCGAGCGCCTGTTGTCTGCGAAATACACGCTGTCAGCCTGCACCTCGTAGCTCCTGCGCTTGTTGCCGTTCTTGTCCGTCCAGTCGCGCATCTGCAAGCGCCCCTCGACGCCGATCATGCGACCCTTATCGGCGTAGTTGCAGAGCACTTCTGCCGTGCCGCGCCATGCGACAACGTCGATCCAGTCCGTGCCGCCCTCTTTGCCGTTGCGATCAACGGCAAGAGGGAACGACACAACGGATACGCCGCTGTTCGTCTTTTTCAGCTCCAAGTCACGCCCGATGCGTCCCATCAGGCAGATTCGATTCATGCTCATTTCAATTCCTCCTCGCTTTGGTGTTGGTGCAGATAGAGCACATGGCTCTTGCCGATGGCGGCGTTTTGGGCGAGCCATGCGCGCGCCTGCTCGCGGGATAGATGGCTCTCCATCGCGCGGCTCTCATAGCTGAATTCTCCCGCCTCCAGCTTGCGCTTCATGCGCTCCTGTATCTCCTCTTCGCCGTAATTGGCTTCGATCAGATAAAGGTCGTAGTCCTGCGCCACAATGCCGTCCAGCGAGGCGCAGTCCGTCGCATAGAACACGCGCTCGCCGTTTGCAAATTCGATATGCCACGCACAATTCGGAACATCGTGAGGAATGGAATTGTAGGACACACAGACGGGGTAGAGAAAGGAACAGGAGTAGAACAGCACATGGCCTGCCATGCCCTCGTCGGTCACGCGGCGGTCCACGCCGATGCGTCCCATCGGTTCCATGAGCCACGGAGGGACGCACCAGCGCAGCGCAGGGCGCAGGAAGTGCAGGCGCTTGATGGTCTCGGGGTTGAAGTGGTCGCCGTGAACATGCGTCAGCAGGACGAGCCTCAATCCCTTGCAGTATGGTTCGAGTTCCCGAAAGGGAACGCCGCAGTCAATGAGTATTTCATCATTCAGCAGTACGGCGTTCCCCTTGGAGCCGGTCGAAATGACCTTGACCTTACAGATCATTCATGCTCACCTGCTTGGTGGTGCCGGTCTTTCCGTCGTCCGGCGTACCGAGGGCGTCAGCGGGAGCGGGCAGCTCGTCCTTGACCTCGCCTGTGGTCTCGTCCACTTCGACGGTCGGGAGATCAAAATACTGCTCGCGGCTCGCGCGTCCCTCTTTCAGTGAGGTATACACATTACGCAGGCGCACGATGCTCTGCGCCGTGAACGCTTCGGCCTTGCAGCCGATGTACTTTTCAAGGCACTCCATCGGTACGCCGAAGTCATCCTTGAACGCCTGTCCCATCTTGCGTACGCGGTCGATCATGGGTTCATCGCTCTTTCCCATCATCGTCTTGGTACACGCCGCAAGAGCGGCGTCTACCACGTCGCCGGGGATAATGCCAAGAATGCACGCGCGCATACGGCGCGCGCCCTGATTGGCGACCATTTCATAGATGTCGCGCGGGTCGGTGAGGGCAACGCTGCCTTTCTTGGTGTAGCGGATATGCGGCACGGTGAAGATCTTCGTCTGGCGGGTGTTGGTCTCCAAATCCCAGCAGTAGGCCATGACGGTACTCTCGCCGTTCTTCTGCTCCAGCTCGGTAATGCCGAAGTCGAGGTTGCCCCAGTTCTGCGCCATGACCTCGGCGAGACGGATCGAGGGGCCGGTCACGTTCTCGCCGCCGCGCGGGTATTCATAGATCGCGCGCTCGGCAAGGCTCTTGCGCTTGCAGGCGTTGAGAATGCGGTTGTTCGCTTCGATCTCGTCACGGGGAAAACGCTTGGCGACGACCATTGCCGCCTGTACCTCCTGCGCCTGACGGGAGATCATCATTTCGGCGTTCACGCTCTTGGCGCTCACAACTTCGGTGCTGTTGTAGGTCTGCATTTCGTTCATGGTAATATCCTCCTTAAAATAATCATTCGTACTGATAGCCATTGCTGACAAGGAATTGCTTCAAAAGGCGCAGGCGCTCGCGCGTATCGGTCACGCGGAACGACACCGTGAGGCGTTCAACCGCCGCCTGCTCCACGCGCTTCGGGACGACCTGCGGGGCCGCTGCGACGGTATCTCCAGCAGCGCGCGCTGCTGGAGTAACCGTGTGGCGTTTCACGGCCTCGCGCTCCTCCTCGGCGCGGCGGTGACGCTCGTTGACAACGGAGATTGCAAGCGAGAGGTCGAGGTTATTTTTGTACTCCACCATGATCTCCGGCGCGTTCTCGCCCATCGTGCCGATGGTTTTCATGTCCTGCGCCACGCCGTCCACCTTTAGCTTGATCTGCTCCATGAGCTTCTTCGGCGTCTTGGCTCTGGCGCTCGCCATATCGACCTTAACGCCGGTCTGCCCGAACGAAAGGAAGTCGATCTCGTTGACCACGCACAGCTCCCGAAAATAGCCCAGCAGCATTTCCTCGCAGCGGCTCTTGATCTCGCTTTCCGTCGCGTCGATCTTGGCTTTCAGGTCTGCGTCGGCGCGCTTGTACGGGTCGGCGATGCACTCACGGTAGACGGATTCGAAGCTGTCGTACTTCTCCATGATTGCGGCTTTAATGGCCTTGCGCTGGGTCTCGGCATCGGCAAACTCGCGGTTCATTTCGGCGCGAATGTTCTTCACGCTGGTTAAGGTCTCGTCGGTGCAGACAAGGCTCATTGCCTCTGCGACGCGCTGCTCCGTCTGCTCCTTCCGGCTCCTCAAATGCTCCTCGATCACGGGGAGTTGAGTCACTTTCATCAGGGTGTTATCCATCTTCGGTCTCCTCCAATTCTTCAAAATACATTTCCTCTGCGCCGCAGTCCGGGCAGAACTTTTCCGTCACAAGGGCATAGCCGCGCTCCCCGTCAAGGTTATCGCGCCTGCGCAAGACATCGGGCTCGTCAAAGGCCAGCCCGCACCATTCGCAAATGTACATCACATCATCGCCGAGACCGCGATGAGCACCGCCGCCAGCAGCAGGCAGATACCGGCAAAAAGCATTGCCTCGTCTGCCTTGCGCTGCTCGCGCGTCCGTCTGTCGTGCTTTCTCATCGTCTGCACCCCCTGTCGAGATACGGCAGAAGGTCATACAGCACCTTGCACACCGCGCACGCGCCGATGACGGCAAGACTTGTCGGGAAGTCGCAGCCGTTGAGCGCGATCACCGCAGCGGCGATGCCGCCGAAAAATAACGTGTCGATCATGCCCCCACCTCATATCCAAGAAATTTCAGGAACGAAAGCCGCGGGATGACCGTGATCGTTCCGATGCGGCTGACCGGAAATCCGAGCTGTTCAGGGTGGTCTTTCGCCGCAATGCTGATCGAATAGGGCTTCCGCCCGAGTACCGGCGCGATATCCGCTGGTGTCAGCACCGGCTTGTCCGATGCAAGCATTTCTTCCACCGTCATGTGCGCTCCTCCTTACTCCTTCGGGATCAGCCGCGTCACTGGCACATTCAGATGCTTCGCAATGCGCATCACCGTGTAAAGGCTCGGGATTCGCCCTTCTTTCCACGCCGTCACATTGCTTTTGCTCATTCCGAGCGCCACGCATACGGCGCTCGGCGTCGTGCGCTTCTTCTTGCACACTTCTTTCAGCAGTTCGTAAAACAAGTCATTCCCTCCATTCAAATAGTTTGAATTAGAGAACCTTTTGTGATAGAATAAAGTTGCACGTGCGGAAAGGGGTGATGCCCATGCAGGCCACTTCGGCTATCGCAGGCTTCATGCCTAATTCCCTGTGTTCCCGGTAACTGAACGGACAGCGGTGCGGTCAGCGCACCCGTTTCTCATACGAAGCCGTTCAACCGCGCCGAGGGGTGCTCGCCTGCACCCGCAACGCGGCGGAAACAAAGTGTGACGAGATACGGCGGGAAGGCGCCCCGCCGCATTCTCAACCGCGCGTTTGCCTCACCCTATCACAAAAGGCTCTTGACAGTTCCCTAAAAAGTACTATAATGGAAGCGCCAACAACCAGCAGAGTACTTTTATCAGGACTGCCTATGGTCTTATTATAGTTCCCCTTAGGAAACTTTTCAAGCCATTTTTGTCCCTTTGGAGTACTTTTGTTCCTATGACCAATAGTGGAGGTAGCTTTTTGGGGACTTTGTACGAAACCATTCGCTCTTTGTGTGACAAGAAGGGGATTAAACCCGGAAAAATGTGCTCTGACTTAGGTATGAGTAAGAGCATTATGACGAAACTGCAAGATGACCCTACAAGAACCATAAAATTAGATACCGCAAGAAAGATCGCCGACTATTTCAGCATAACCCTTGAGGAATTGGACAGCGGTGATTTATCTGAAAGCGACGCAGAAAAAGCGCCTGCTTTCAATGATGAAAGCAAGCGCCCATATGTAGATATGGATACCGCGCGCATCTGGTCGCCGCACCCTGTCGCGATTCTGGCCGCGCAGTATAAGGTCCCAACGGCCACGTTGCAGCAGATCATCGACTGCGACTTTAACATGGCGGGGAATATCGCACTGGGGCTGGAAGCGCCCACCGACGAGGAGCTGCGCCGCGTCGCCGCTGCGTTCTGCGTGCCCTATGGCGACCTCATGCGCGGTTGGGTTCCCCTGTACGCCAATCGAGACCTTCCTTTTGACAATATTCACCATAGGTCAGATCGCTCCCCTTCACCGGAAGATCGGTGATTTTCGGCATGACGGCCTCGCGCAGCGCATCAAAGGCCGCGTCGTGTTCGCTTTCCGGCAGCGCGGCGATCCGCTCAACCTCTTTTCGCAAAAACTCCTTTTTCTGCGCATCTGACATCGTTAAGTACTCTTGGCGCTGTTTGTCGTTCATCTTTTTATCCTCCGTATGTAAATAGTTCCACTTATCATATACCGCGCCGCGGTTCATTTCACCGCGGGGAATGGTTTTAGGAGGTCTTGCACGTGGGATTGTATACCGACCCAAATTATTTTGAAAAGCAAGCGCACTACCAGCACCGCAAAGTAAAGAAAGTCATTAAGGCGGTGTCCTCTAAGTCAAAGCAGCCTGCCCCTGAAGAGGCGGTATCAGAAGCCTCGACGCAGGTTGATCCGGAATCCGCCTCACGCGATATCCATGATCACCCCGTTGAACCAACAGTTGATGAATTTGACGAATCTCCCGACTTAACGCAAATGACGCAAGAAGAATACGACGCGTTCATGATGGGAATGACCGTCGAGCAATACCGCGTCTATCGGCAGATGGTTTTAGAAAACGAAGCCAAGCGAAACAGGCGGAAGCAACTGAATAGAAAGAGGCCCTCTCCGGAAGTCAACCTTCTGCTGGCAGCATTGAAACCATTGTGCTTCGCGCTCGTCATCTGCGGGGTCATCTGGCTTTCAATCGAAAGTTCCGGGCCATTGAACGAGTCCGACATGAATGATTCTCCGCCAGCAAAGACTCCAACTGAAACGGTTAGTAGTGGAGGCGGCAGGCTCGTCCCACTGCAACCTGTGAGCTTTCGCAATGGGCAGATTGTCACATACCCGTCCGGCGATCAGGTCGCACCTTTGACAGTGCAAACCGCTGGAGATTCCAATTTCTATATCGCGTTAAAACCAATCGACGGAGAGGCAATATCCAACGGGGCAATGTCTTTCCTCGTGTCGGCAAAAAGTGCCGAAGTAGATGTTCCTCTCGGGACATACGAAATCTATTATGCGTATGGTTCGGACTGGTACGGGAAAGAATATAAGTTTGGTGAAAACACCGAGTACTTCAAATGCAACGAAATGTTTGAATTTACCGCAGATGGCGAGATGGTTTACGGGTGGACGCTTACTCTCTATAAAGTATCCAACGGGAATATGAGCACTGATATAGTGCCAAAAGATTCCTTCCCGGATATTTAAGTAAAAGCCCTCGCCGCCTCTGCAACACCGGCGAGGGCTTTTCAGCAGCAGCGGGGAGCGGTCGCCGCTGCTTGTTTTGACCATATCGCGCTTTACCTTACCACTTCAATACCAAGACCTTGCAACACGACGGCATTCGACCGCGTTCGACAGGCCTACTTTTGGCACCCCAAAAGTACGAAAACCGGAAAAGTTAAGGTGATGTAAATGAACATTCAAGAGCTGTGTAGAATCCGTAAAGAAGAACTGAAACTGACCTACCACGACATTTCCGACGCTTCCGGTGTGCCGCTGTCCACCGTGCAGAACTTCTTTTCCAAGCTGTCGAAAGCCCCGTCCATTTACACCGTCGCGCCGATCTGCAAGGTACTCGGCATATCCCTTGATGAAGTGTTCGAAATTACCGAGCACTTGACACCCACCGAGGAAACTTTGCAAGCGCGCAACGACGAACTGGAACGCCACGTTGACGCAAAAGCAGATACGATCGAGATCATGCGGCGCGGTGTCCGTATCCGAAACGGCGTGATTTTATTTTTGTTCATCGCGGTGGTGTTACTGGCTGCATGGGGCTTGTATATCGATATGCACTGCGCCGACTATGGATTTTGGAGGGGCTAACATGGCGAATTGCATCAAATGTAAAGCAGCGCTGCCGGAAGGCGCGCTGTTTTGTCCTATGTGCGGCAAAAAGCAAGCATCTGTCGACCGAAAATCCACAAAGCGAGGCAACGGGACAGGGACGGTCTATAAACGCGGCTCTTCATGGGTAGCCGAAATCACCAAAGGCTACCGCGAAGAAGACGGCAAGCTGACCCGCGTGAAAGCGAAAAAATGCGGCTTCCGCACAAAACGAGAAGCCTTAGAATATATCCCCATGCTGCGGACGCAAAAGCCCCGCGAAAAGGACATCACTTGGCGCAAGGCATATGAGCTTTGGTTCCCAACGCATCGCGCCGACAAGTCCACGCTGAATTGCTACGCCGCTGCCGAAAAGTATTTTGCACCGATCGAATTTATGAAACTGGCCGCGGTCGAGATTGATGACATCCAAGAATGCATTGATGACTGCCCGCGCGCCAAACAGACGAAAAAGAATATGCGCACCGTGTGCAGCCTGATCTACAAGTATGCCGTTCCGCGCGGATACGCCCCTATGAGTATGGCCCCGTATCTCACCGTCACCGGTGAAAACGCCGCGCCGCGCGCGAGCTTTGATGCCGACCAGATCGAGAAGATAAAAGAGGCGTGCGGCGTGATTCCATACGCCGATTACATTTACTGTATGTGCTATCTCGGCTTCCGCCCTACAGAATTTCTCGGCCTGTCGATTGATAACTACGACAAGAAAGAAAAGGTGCTTCGCGCTGGTATCAAGACCGAAGCAGGCAAGAATAGAACCGTCACGATCTCGCCAAAGATTCAGCCCATCATAGACCGGTTGTCGAAAGATAAGATATCCGGCGCGCTGTTCTGCAACGAAGAAGGAAAAGCGTTCAGGTATGACTATTTCCGCGACGAGGTTTTCTATCCCACATTAAAGGCAATCGGCATTGACAATCCAATCGAAAACAAGCGGCACAAGTATTCCCCCCATACATGCCGTCATACGTTCGCGACGCTGATGAAAAACATTCAGGCGTCGGACAAGGACAAGCTCGAGCTGATCGGTCACGCAAGCCCCGAAATGCTGCGGTATTATCAGGATGTCAACCTCACCGACCTTCGAAAAATCACCGATGCAATATAATTTTTCTGTTACCCCCTCGTTACCCCCATCGAACGATTTCCCGTTGATATTCCGTCGTTTTTCGGTGACTGGGGGTCAAGAGGCCGTGAGTTCAAGTCTCGCCACTCGGACCA